CCAGGAGCAGTGTCTCCACCCAATGTAATGATGGGGTCATCTAGTGTAACCGTAGTGCTGTTAACAGTTGTTGTAGTTCCATTAACTGTTAGGTTACCTTCTATTAATGCGTTTGTATTTACAGTTAGACTTCCATCAACTGTGACATCATCTGTAAATTGTGAAACAGAATTTACTGTAAGAGTATCGGTGTTTGCATTACCGATAATTACGTTGTCAGTAAATGTTGCTAGATCATTGATTGTGGTATTACCATGAACAGTTAATGTACCTGTGCCTTATCAAAGTCAATAGAGAACTGTGTCTGTGCAGCGTTGTTATTGATGTTTAATACTTCGTTGTCAGACTGTAAGATTAAAGAATCATAGATTGTTGTTTGACCATCAACTACAAGAGTTGAATTAAAATCTACTGCTAGATCTACATTAAGAGTAGAATCAAAATCTACTGCCTGATTAACTGTAAGATTATCTGTGAATGTGGCATCAGCATTTACTGTAAGATTATCAGATGCTTGATTACCTAATGTTGTATTACCATTTACAGATAGGTTTGTCTCGAAGATAGCAGCAGATCCTACATCTAATGTACCTCTGATATCTGTATTACCATTTGTAGATATAACACTAAACTTATCTTGTGATCCGTTAGTGATCTTAAAGGTCTTACCAGTTGTATCAAGTTTGATATCGTTATGGAATGTAGAAATACCATCGACATCTAATATGTTATTAAGAGTTGTAGCAAGGTCAACGTCGAGTGTACTGTTGAAGGTGACACCACTGTCTACGTCAAGAGTACCATCTGTATGTACGTTACCATTGTCGGTGTCTACATCAAATACGCTAGTACCACCAGCAGTTTTGATTTCTAATTTCTTATTGTCTGCTTGTATAAGAAGACCATCAGTTATAGTTGTTGCTAACTGAATGTCAACTGTACCTTCAATTACTGTATTACCATTATCTGAATCAACTGTAAACTTATCTACACCCGCAGCAGTTTGTATTGCAAATTCTTTGTTATCTGCTTTTAATATTACATTGTTATTAGTTTCAAACTGTCCTGCAATAGTAACAGTACCACCAACGTGTGCGTTCTCAGAAAGTCCAAGACCACCAGTTACAACTAATGTACCTGATGTTGTTGATGTTGAACCTGTGTTTGTTGTTAGTCTGAGGTTACCAGCAATGATAGGAGCGTCAGTACCAGTAAAAACTTCACTTGTGTTAGTCGCGTTGTAGAGGAAGCGATACCCACCAGTGCCAGACCACATGTTAGAGTTCGCGTAATCTTCGTCCCACCCATAAAATCCTGTCCTTGCTTGTGAATCATAATATGAAAACTCGACACCACGATCTTTATTATCATCCGATACAGGTGTAGTATCTCCACCCAATACGATGACAGGATCATCAACAGTTATTGTAGTTGAGTTAACAGTAGTGGTTGTACCATCTACTTGCAAGTCACCACGAATCTGAACCTTACCAGCAGCAGTATCGTCATCACCTGGGTCCAAGATCATAGTAACAGCAGTGCTACTTAGAGTATCATCTTGGAATTGGAAACCCTCTACATTTACTCTATTAGAAACGTTAGTTGCATTGATTGTGATATCATTTTCTGATGTGATATCAATCTTTGCATTACCACTACCAGAGTTTGTGGAGTTGATTAGGAATGTTCTGTCACTAGAACTGTTCTGAGTTAACTGGAATGTTAAATTACCATCACCAGTCTTATCAAGTGTCTGTGCAGATGAACCATCAAGTGTAATGTCGGGATCACTATAATATGATCTAACGTTGATGTCAAGTTCTCCTGCCCCACCATCACCAGTGTTATTAGCACCAACTAATAGGTTACCACTGGTGTCATTTACTTTAATATAATTTAAGTAATTAAATCCTCTATAACCAGTAGTTGCTGTCAACTCCTGATCTAATTCAAAATTCTCTAAGGTATTGCCATCAGCAAAACCAATTCTATTATTTTGTAGTTGTGTATTATCTACCCCTGCCTGTGCAATAGTAACGAAACCACCTTCGTAGTTACCAGCACTATTCCATGCTGTTACATCAAAGTCTTCTTGGTTGAATGATGCTAAACCTTTCTGTGGACTTATAGCAGATCCGAGATATCTCCAAGATCCTGTATCACTGGTATCGGTGTGTGTAGGTTGACTGCCACCGCTGTTAACAGCAAGGATAGCCTCATAGAGGCGATCATCCGTGTTTTTAACTTTTGAATATCGTGCATAGGTTGTTCCTGAGTCCCATAGTGCTGATTCAGTACCCTGTGTCGCAGTAGCGATAGGTGCTGTTGCTGCATAAGTTAATCTACCATATCTATCTACTGTAAAGTCAGGTGTATTTACTGTTTGGTGAATACTTCCTGTCTCTGATACTGATAGTTGTGGTTCGTCTAATGATACAGATCCTGTTGGGTTGTATGATCCAACAACAACTGGTGTATCTGCGAGTCCTACCTGTGGGTCACCTGATATACCAGAACCATTAGTCATTACGATCTGACCAGATGCACCTGTTACCTGTCTAGTTACAGCAGTTCCTGCACCAGTTCTAGTAAGGATACCAGAAGATGTAATTCCAGCAAGTGCAATTAGATCTGGGTCACTTGGTGTCGCGTCAGTGATACCATATCCTGCTAGTGTTGTAGGGTTACTAGCGGTGGTAACACGACCACGAGAGTCAAGTGTTATTTGTGTATATACTCCTGTCGCTGATAAATTATTCGCGTCGTAATGAGGAAGACCTGGTTGGTAGTTTAGTTCAGCAGTAATGTTAATGTTTGCAGAACCGTCAAAACTAGCAGAACCAGTCATGTCACCTGTTAGGGTGAATGATCTAGCGTTAGCAAGTCTAGTTGAAGTAGCAGCGTTACCGACGAGTGAAGCAGTAATGGCACCCGCTTCAAAGTTACCGTCAGCGTCACGCTTAACAAGTGTATTTGCAGTATTACTTTCTGTTTCTAGTGGACGTTCGTATTTAAGTGAGTTCCATGGTGTAACACCATCACCTATTTTCAGACGAGAGGTATCGAGTTCGACACCAAGTTCGCCCTGTGCAAGAATGGGGTTGACGTTTGCCCATTGCTGTGCACCGTCACGTCGTAGTTGTAGTCTATTTGCCATTGTTTATATCGAATGACGCAAGGAGTTCCAGGGTCTCCTGTTATTTATACCACTCGACCGATGCTACTCGACTGATGCTGGTGTACCTGGTGCTTCCTCTGTCTTTGCTTCTGGTGTATGTGGATAAAGATATTCCAATGTTTCTATTGCTCCTAACAGTTTGAGAGCAGTAGTTTCATTGTCTCTAATTTTTGAACTTAATGATTTATTCTCATCAAGTAAGTTTTGATAGCGGGATTTGAATCCGTCAAGTAGTTCATCAGGTGAACTATTTTCTTTCACATCAACTGTCATTGTTCTTTGTTAATAAGTTTCAGTAGTAAATTTTTGATGTCAGAAACATCATTTTTGAGATCACTCACTTCACCTTTGAGATCAGTGAACTCTCTCTTCTTCTGTTGCCTTTGATTATACGACTGCATATATTTATCGTACTCCTGAGAGTCCCGATATATAATCGCATTACTATCGCGATCACGATACAAACCTTTGTTTTCTTCTCCTTCAACAGGTAGGAATCTAGGTTTGTCCATTATGATGCGAAGGCAATAGCACGAAGGTCTTTAATGAGAGGAACCTTTGCTTGGTTCAGAGACTTCATAACAATCTTGATCTGGAATGCTTGGAACTCCTGACCATCGACTGTGTATTCAAAGTCTTCCCATTCTTCCTCACCAACGTTATTTGAACCGATCTCAGGAACAGGGATCTTAACAAATCCAACTTCATTCATTGGTTTGTCTGAACCTGCTTTCTGAGTACGATAGTAAACGTCGATAGTGGAATCACCATAACGTTGCATGGAAATCATAAGGCGAATACTTCTTGATATGTTAGCAAGTTTTGCTATCTTAGTCAAGTAGACTGCTTCGTTTTGATCACCACCAGAGAGTAATGAAACATCTCCTGTGGTATCAATTTCACTTTGTATTCCCAATACTTGTGGACCACCTGGCCACTTGTTTACTCTATTTGATGTGGTGATTACAGACACACGATCAAGGTCAATAACAGGAGTTAAGTTGTCCTTCTCAGTTGTCATGTTAATTCTCATGGTTAGAGACTTAGCACCTTCTAGTTTATTTGCTTCGTTAATATCGGAACATATAATTCTAGGATTATCATAATAGTTCTCTTCGTTTAACTGAATCTGATCATACTGACCGTTGTTAACAAATGATGATTGGTCAACAACTTGTCCACCACTACCGATAGATGTACCAGATGTGGTATTCAAGGTAGGTGCTATATCAGTTTCTTTGAATTGTAGAACCTGTATAGTAGGTGTGATTAGTTCAAATGGTATGTTTTGTGATGCACTAACGTTAGATCCACCAGTTGATATACCAACACTAGCAACAGATGTAGTTGCAAGTGAGTAACTATCCAATGTAGGATCGGCAACAGCAGTATGAATCTTGTTGATTTCTGTTAGTGGAATACCATCAAGGTTATAGCATCTTACAGTTGTCTCAGATGGCCATGTGAGGGCAGCACCTGTGTTCATAACAGCAGATGTGATACCTCTACCAGAAGGAGCAACAGTAATTTCTTTACCATTATCTGATATTGCTGAGTAAGATATGATCTCTTTTCCTGCAACAACATGCATGATACTTCTCCATGCTTCTGTTGCATCATCGTCACCACCAGGAGGTGATGGAGGATCAAGAGCAAGTGATGTTGAATCTTCACCAACTAACATTACATATCCTGGGTTAGTTGTACTGATAGGTTTACCATTAACTGTCTTATGGAAACTTGATGCATCGTTTACTGATAACGTAGTAGCAGTAGATGATAAGTTAGATGTCAATGTAGTTGATGGTATTTCTGAAACAACGTTCTTAATCTCAACGTTATTTGCTCTGTTATGCATACCATGATTAGGTTGGTATACAATAATTTTCTTGTCTCCTGCTCTTACAGTAGGTTGTGATACTGGATAACCATTATAGTTATCTCCACTATATGATGCACTTGATATAGTACCACTTACACCGCCAGGTTCCGATAACGTATCGTTACCAGTGTCAAATGCCTTGGAAACGTAGTTAGCAGTTATAGTAGATGTACCAGTATTATATGCAGTAACAGTTGCAGTAGCACCAGAAGATGATCCAGTGATTACATCACCAACCTCAAACACACCATTAGATATTGCTGAAAGAACAATAGTTACAGATGACTGTGATGATTTTAATGCGTTGGTAATATTACCAGAGTTATCTACAATACCTTGTACGAATGTACCACTGATATCTGTAACAGTTAGGACTTGTGGATCTGATGTAGAATCAAATTCCTTAACAGTACCCTGTGCATTAGATGGTGACTGTATAACTCTTGCACCCACAGTGAATGCATAAGTTGTACCAGTTGCCAATGTAATGTTTTGCTGTGGTTGTATCGTTGTAATTGGATTATTTACAAGTGATGCAAGACCATCATTACCAGCACCAAGTGATGCGTTGTTGAATACAGCACTACCAGTTACACCTGTGTTGAATACTGCTCTATAAAGATTGAATTTTAAATCTTCATATTGGTCAGCAGTCCATGTAGATGCGTTCTGTGATTTGAATAACACACCAGCATAAGGTTGTTCAGATATAGTTCTAGTACCTGTGATATCAATATCACCCATACGAGAGATCCATACCTTATATTCATTAGAGTCAGAGAATAGAACAAAGCAATGCTCTTCTGATTCTGGGATGTAAACAGGTGCTGCAAATTCAAACTTAGTTGCAATAGATGCGTTCTCTGATATTTCAACCTGTGATGGTATCAATGTACAGTCAGAGAAAGGTAGAATATCCTTAGTAGGATAACCATTCTCCATAGGTCTTATCTGCATTGAGATAGGAATCTTCTGATCCTTAGTTGCAAAGTAGATATCAACACCAGTTACAAACATACCACCTCTTGCTTCGAGTAGGAATGATTGTGCTAGTGGATCCCACCAACCAACTTGTCTAGAATTTGTACGAACCGATCTTACTGTTCTTGTGTCGTTGACAGTATCACGAACGATGGATGCGTTTCTAACTGCAAGTACGTTTTCTTGTAAAGTATTCAATGTACCTCTTGCAGTATATTCTGCCTCAGCAGCAGAATCAACTGAACCAGGAGTTCTATTATCAGTCTCAGATGATGTTAATCTCATCGTTCTGGCACCAGTTGCCCATCTTGGGTTCGCGTCTCTTCTTGGGTTAGGTATAAAGAATGTTCCTTTTACAATACCCAAGAGATCGGAGATGAGACGTCGATCTTTGACAACAGCACGAGCACCAGATGTTCTACCTAGTAGTACCTCTCCCACTGCTATATTTCCGTAAGAGTCTCCTCTTGTTTGTCTAGCAATCTCAGTTGTATCAATATTTAAGACTGCTGTCTGTGATGCATAAGAGTCTGGAAGTGAATCGTTAGTTGAAGTATAAGGGTTAGTAGTCAAACCATTATTAGGTGCTACAACTTTTAAACGACAACCTGAGTTTAATCCAATAACAGTTTCACCAATAACAAATGGTGTCTCATTTGTCTTAGGATCTTCGGATGAGTTCTTAACTAATTCAATTAGTTTTGGAGTAATATAAGTCATTATATTATCACCATCAAAGAATCCATACATCCTTGTTTTTGGTTTTACACGTTCTACATCAAATGCAACGTTCCTAGATCTGATCCATGGTATAAATGTGCTATCAATGATGCTATCACCAAGTGAACGTCTGTCAATCCTGGGTACAACTCTGATACGAGTACCAGATCTTACCTGACGACGTGTTGTTGTGATAGTCTCAGATGCCATAACACGTCTAGGTGTGCCACGAGCAAATGTTGTTTCTCTCCATCTTCTAGTCTGAGATCTATTGGTACCTGTCCAGTTAGTTCTCCATGCATTCCATTGCACAGGAGCAAATCCAGCATTGTTAGTTCTGAATCTACGTCTTGTTGCAACGAAGTTACCTTCAATAGATGTAACTCTTGTAGGAGCACGTCTTGTATCTGTCCAGTCATCAGATGCTGGAAGTAAATCAATACGTCCTATGAATGTGAATACGTTAAATGGGTTAACGTTTTCTTGTCTTGAAGCATAGGGTTGGGTGATGATTGCTTCTTCTGTATATGGAAGAGTCAATACGTTAGCACCTGTCTTACCAGCACGAAGTGATCTAGTATTATGGTCTGTTATATTACTTGATGCACTTGCACTAAATTCAAGAGATATATTAGATGTGAAATGTGAAGGACGCAATATACCATTATTAAAGTCCATCGAACACTTGAAGTCTAAATTTTCAGTTGCAGAAGTAGAATGATCTGTAAAGTCATCTACTAGGAAACCGTTCTTCAATCTATCAAAACCATCAGAGTCATACGCTCTTGTATTTCTAGCGTCTGCTTCTAGTAATGATAATGATGTATAGTATTCAAGAGACTGCAAACGTCTATCCATGTTACCTATGTCTTCCATAGTGTAACGACGTTGCTGGTTCAGTGTAATTAAGATATCAGTATCTACATCATACACATATGGTTCATACTGAATCTTAGCAAGTAACATTGCTTTATCAATATTATCTGCCTCTGGGGGATCTTCATTAGGTACACCCATTGATAGTTTTAATTCACCATCATGAGTCATGAAGAGTTTGTCTTGGCGTGGTAGATAATAGTCGTAGTCGGCACGGAAGAATTCTTCTACTTTGGGGATATTAAAAATAGTAGAACCACCAGCACCACCTGTGCTTGTAAATACACGAGAGTCGAAGTCAAGAGACTTACAATTCGTGAAGTACGGTTGTTCCACAGTACCACTGCCACTAGCAAGTTCACCAACACCAGGACGGAAATCGAGTCCATCTGTTAAGTCCTTAGAGTTGCGTTCTGATCTGTACTTAGGTATGTCAGAGAATGATATACCAGAGTAAGATTGGTTTGAGAAATAATCGCCAGATGGTTCGTGAATAAAGTAATCAAATACAACAGCGAGTTTTCTCTTAGGTTCGCTGGTTCCTGCTTTTCTAACAATTTTTGATACACCATACATGAATGGTGTTTGGTTTGAATCTAATTCGTAGTTACCTGAGATGTCTCTGGAACCTCTTACGACTGATCCATCTCCATCTTCAACAACACCAACTAAGGCATTGAGGTCACTATCAAATCCATCAATAGTTTCACCAGTTCCAAAGTAATCAGAACTTAGTGGAACTAGATATAATCTATTGTTGTTGGAGTTGAATGATACTACCCTTGCTCTTGCACCAGATGTTCTACCTACAACAACACTACCGTTGTCGAAGAATACGTTCTCTGTTAATACAATGTAAGGAACTTGTGCATCATTGTCATCAGTAGATTCATATACAGCATGCACTTTATAAACATCATTCAATGCAAAAGATATTTCTTCATCTTCAATACGAGTACCATATAAGTTACCAAATGCTAGTCCGTATTTCATTACATCATTCTGCTCTCTGGTTCTGATAACCTTCATGGTTCTCATCTTAGCAGCAGTTTTAATCTTCTTAGATACAGTGTTTACAGATACAGCAGCAGTTAATGTAACACGAGTAATGTTAGCACTACCACCAGAACCATTGTTCATTCCAGTTATCTGTAATGACTGTCTGTTAGCACCAAATGTAACTGAGATAGTAGGAGAGTTCTTAGTTGACTCATTCTCTATATCAATGTTAACACCTGGGGTCCAACCATATCCTGTGTTAGAGTTAGATCCAGTAACGATAGTTAAGTTATAGTTCTCATTATCTAATGTAGTAAACTGTTCGTTCTCTGGTAGTGTAAATGTAACGTCACCAGATGATAACTGTTTGTTGTAGAAAGTCTTGATAGATGTAAATGATTCATCAGCAATAGACTTGATTGCCTTCTTAGGCATATCAATTACAAGTTCACCGTCTCTAATATTCTTTTGTGTAAAGATAGGACGTAAACGTGTAAACTGAATAGCAGGATATTCTGCATCAGTTATACTACCTTTTGTTAAAGTAGAATCTAATACAGCAGTCTGTAATCCGAAATCAAATACAGGAGTTAGACCAGTGTTCTTTCTATTAGCAGAAGTATATGCAATACTAGCAGCAGTAATTCTTGCAACTCTTAATGATACTTGACCTTTATTGGTAGTAGCAACAGGAGATATAACCTCACCAGGTCTGATATCAGCAGAGAATGCAGTATCGAAACCAGTGATTGTCTTAGTAGAAGATGCTTGATCAACTGTAACTGTTTTACCAATTAATGATATTGATTCATTTAATGCTAATGAAGCAGTAAATGTCACAGTAGAAGAAGTTGCTGGATCTTCATATCCAACTACCTGACGTACATCAGATTGTTCATAGTTGAATATAGCAGTACATGTATCTAATACACGTCCATCTCTTTCAATAACTTCACCGATTTGGAATTCACCAGATACCTGATGGATTACAGCACCATCACCAGATGCGCTGTAAACGTACCCTCTCGCGCCCGAGGAGCGTCCTACAATGACCTCGCCATCATTTATAGTCTGTGAACTTGCAAAGTTAATTGCAGTAAACATTTGAATGTCAAATAAGAACAAGTTATATCTTGTTCCATCAGTTTCTAATTGTAAGACTCTTGCCTTACCAATCTTATTTCCTTGTGTTGCATTTGAAGCACCAGTTCCTAACCAGTTGTCTCTAAGATCAACAACCTGATAACAGTTAGTAACACCTTCTCCTGCTATACTTGGCCATCCCCAGATGTCATATACTTCTACTGACTGTGATAAGTCAACAGGAACGATTTGGTTTTGGCGTCCTATAAATGTTCTTGGTTTAGGAGCATCAACGTATGTGGATGCAAGTAAAGAAGTTCTATAACCTTTTACATATGCTTTTCCTGGTCCTATTTCTAGTGCAGCAAAGTTCTCACTAGCAACTTGGTCAGCAGATGATGAAGTTCCTGGAAGATATACACCATTGTTAAACTGATCGTTTAAATGTTCTCTTGCACGAACCTCGAATGAGTTAACAACATAGTCACCATGTGTTTCAAATGTACGACGAGCAATAGATTTCTCAATCTCGTTGTATGATGAACTATCAACAAAGTTTTCAACAGTAGAATTTCTGATACGAAGAAGTTCAATGAAGTTCTTATCAGTATCATCATTGATAGGTTTCTTGACTAACTGTGTCTTGATTCTAAATCTATGTGCACCAGGGGCAGAGTAGTTAGATGAACCAATAGCATTATCTGTTAATGATGGATCGTCTTCTGGCGTGATGATAGATTCTGATACATCAAAACCAACTCTGTATGATGGGTTGTTATCATACTGTTCTAATATAATGTATTCAGTAGGAATATCTACAAAGTGACCTCTAATGAAGTACACGCCCTCACTGATATATGCAGCAGATCCAATGTCAGTAGAGTTTACTGGAAGTAATTGTGAAAATGGTGATCCAACTTCGATCAAACTGTTACCGAAAGTTATCTCGTTCTCACATATCAACTGTTCATTATCTTGGAACTTCTTAACACTAGCAGTAGATGTTGTGTCTCCTGACTCAACATACTTAATATAGAATGTGATATATCCTCTTGTACTTGTTGTTGCTGGAATAGAGAAAAGAATCTTTGCCTTGATGCCAGTGGTAAGACCCTCTACAATTTTTCCATTTAACTGTGTACGATATGTCTCTACGTCTACTCCTAAGAATGACTGCTGGATGATTAAACAATCTACATTAAGATCGTATCCAACTTGACCTGGGATGACCATTGCACCTTCTTTGAAGAGGTGTGATCCCATTGCTTCCACTTGGTTCTGCAAAATAGATTGCATAGTGGTAAGTTCTCTCGCTTGGATTGGAAATCCTGGTCGAAAGAGAACTCTATAAAAGTTTTTGTCCTTATCAAAGTCGTCAAAATAAGGAGATATATTCAGATTGGTATTCTGTGGCATCTTAGAACTCGATTACAATTTTAATATCTTCAATTTGGTCACCAGCACGAGAGATTGCTCCTCTGTTATCTATGTAGATGATCTCTCCTGAGTTAGGGTCAATCTCTGGTTTCGCATAACCATTAGTAAAGGACATACCTAAGTCGTATTCAGTGTTGTTAATGACTCGGGTCGAGACACCAGATACAACTGGGAAGTTGATATCAGGGTCAGCGGATGTACCAGAAGTAGCACCTGTTACAGGGTTACCTCCTTCAAATTCTGTTAGGTTACCAGTAATTTCTGGGAACACACCGTCAATTCTGTTTTGATAATACTTCAAAACTTTGGTTGTAGTGTTCCATGATATTACACGACCTCTTGCAGTTACCTGTTGTCCACCTACTGTTCTTGACTGTGTGATAATTTCATCAGTTGAGAACGTACCTGTAAAGGTAGGTGAGAAGATAACAGCACGAGTAGCAGACAACGTAATAGCAGATGTCAGTTCTGTCGTACCATACTGGTTTGGGTTTATAACAAGACCGATACGACGGTAATCGTTATCAGTTGGGAAGTCACCTGATCCTTCATCATAAGTGAACTTCGTGTTGATCATAACTCTGTAACCACCAAGTTCTTTGGTAGGATCAGAACCATGACCCAAATCTGGGGGAATGATAACGTCAATAGCAGCACCAGTACCTGTACCAGCACCAATACCATTAACCTCATCAATGATAATCTTACCGAAGGTGTAACCAGAACCACCAGATGTTACAGTAGCGGATACAACCTTACCACCGTCAACAACAAGTGAAACTCTACCACCAACTCCGTCACCTTTGATCGGTACGTTTTCATATGTACCGTTGTTATAACCTGTACCAGATGCTTGGATAACAACTGTGTCAATCTCTCCACCAACAGCGTCACCTGTAACAGCAACGTCGGAAAGCACAGGCATATAATCGTTCGAGAAGAACTTTAAAACCTGACCAACAGGAATAGTATACAAATACTTCCAACGATAACCATCAGAAGTTGTGATAATAGATGTAGATGTACCAGTAGGTTCAACCGTAGAAGGTTTACCGTTAGGGTCACTAGGTGATGTACCGTTATAGATGCACTTATATGTCTGATACTGTGAGTTTACAACGTAGAAATCTGCGTCATATAACTTAGTAGCACCAGAAGATGCAGTCTTAGTTGAACTGTAATCATGACGATACATGTCATAGACGTAACCTAATCCACCAGTAGTCTGCTCTGGGGGAGTCCAGTCAATTCGTCTTACAACTTGAATTGTATCGTTTGCTAAGACACGTTTCAGTGAAATCATGTCGGAGAATGTATCACTAAACTCTTGGAAAGAATCAACGGGAGTCGGTGGTGCATTTTCATTATCCCATTCTTGGGGACGTCCTATGAAAACATACAAACGGTCTCTATTTGATCCTGCCTGCAAGTCAGATTGAGTCGCATCAGCACCCTCCAAAGACTTGATGAATCTTTTAGCAGTGAAAATTCTAAATTGGTCGGTGAGAAGTGCCATTGTTTAGTTTACCTTCCTTTTATTTATAGTGGTTACTCTTGCTCTTTTCTGACAAGGTTTGTATACTCTTGTGATACAAACACACCAGAAGCACCCGAACTGCCTCCGTTTAGTGTATCAGAAGTTGTAAATTTGTACGCTGATCCGTTATTAGTGATAGTTTGTAGTTGTAAAAATACATATCCAAAACTATCAGTAGCGGATTGTAGTGCTGCCACAATCGCAGTAACACCAGTGGATGAACCAGTTACGGTCTCTCCAACAGTATAGTTATTTTGAGTGTTCTTTAACTTGACAGTTGTCAAGGAAGTGTGGTCAACACCATCATCTAATGCACCAGCAACTGATACAGATGCTGTTAGTGGAACTAGACTAGAATCATATAATGTATCTGCTTGTTGGAACAATGTGGTGTTCTGACCACCAACTGTTTCTTCAATACCGTATAGTGACGATGCTACACCACCATCAAGACTAATTTCATTTTCATAATCTGTACCAGTATTTACTAGATCAGGTATACCATCACCAGCACCTGATAGTTCATCATCATCTTCAAACTTTTTACCTTCTAATACACCGAGAGGACTCTCGAATGTAACAATAGAAGAGTTATCATCATCAAGAAGAACGTGTGGTGCTTCACCTGTCTCAGTAGATGATGCAGTACCACCAATGAATTGTATAACAGCAGTTCTTTCATTAGATCTACCACCATCAATAAATGCTAGTTCATCAACTTGGAAGATTAAGAATAGTTCTTTTGTCTCTGGACGCCAGTCATATACGATAGCAACCTTGTTAGTTTTGTCTTCTTGAACTCTTCTAACACGGTCAGACACAGTAAAGTTATAACCAGATATACCAGTTGAAGGATCATCAGCAAGGTTATCCAGCAACACACGCTGGTCATAACGGAAGTTAATACCTCTGTCACATCCAGTAAATGATATAGCAGTCTTACCTGTGTATCTAATAATCTCTCTACCTATTTGGAACTTACCAGATCCAGGGAATGCATCTGTTGTCTCCACATATAATGTGGTATCAGTTGCAGTTGCATTACGAATCAATGCAGTTATCTCAAAGAATGCAGATACTAATGATGTTCTATTTCTCTGAGTTCTTATTAAGTTTGTATCTCTTGTGAAGATTACATTAGGGGGAGATGTATATCCACCACCAGGATTCAATATATTAATTTTAGTAATTGAACCAAGATTTATTTCTGCCTCTGCCTGAGCACCAGATCCACCACCACCAATAAGTTGGATAAGAGGAGGTGTTTCAAAGAACTCACCAGGGTTTGATATTGCTATACTTTCAACAGTACCGAATTGATTTACCTCACAAACACCAGTAGCATTTTGTCCACCACCACCAGATATAACCAAAGTAATATCTTCTGCTGTATATGATCTACCATTGTTCTCAACAGATAAACCTGTTACCTGTCCAACAGTAGGTACAAGTTCAGCACCAGATCCACCACCACCTTCTAGTCTTGCATTAGCACTAAAATAACCATCACCAGGTCTAGTGACTTGGATGTAGTTTATAGAACCAGCAGGAGCAATTATGTTACCCTGTTGATCTATAATATCACTTTCATTCAATATAATATTTGCATCTGCCTGTACGATATTACTTTCGTCAGATTCAATAAGAAGACGTAGTGGGTTATATCCCTCACCAGGGTCTATAACATCTACTGATAATATTTCACCATTATCAGCAATATTCGCTGCTAATACAGCATCACGAATAGGAGTACCACAATTACCAATAGTTAATTTAGGAGGATCCGCAGCACTATAACCTGACCCAGAACTTGTCACAATAACATCCTTCACACCGTACACACTATTGAATACAGGTTGAATTGATGCTCCGCTTCCAGGTACAGTTCTTGTCATTATACTACTACTATATCTCCTTTCATATTACCGTGTATAGTACACTGATAAACATAAGTTGTACCAGCAGCAAGTGTTTGTGGAACTGTCCAGAACTGAGTTCCATTTACTGAACCAGTTGTTCCAGATATTGCTGAACCACCATCAGAGACTCTGAGTTCTAATGGATGACTTGATCCAGTTGAATTCATGAATCTATATGTGAATCCTCTGTACACATAGATTGTTGCATCACTACCGTTAGACAGCCCAGGACCGTTGACCAAATAGTTGTTTGATGTGCCATCTGATGTGAACGCATATGACAGTGTAGGTGATGCTACTGCTTCATATGAACTTGAACCGTAGAGAAGTGATTGTCCCTCACTTGCACTTGGTAAAGCAACATCATTTGTAATTGTTAGAGTGTTACTTGAAACCGCAGTTGTAATACCTGTTCCACCAACTATATTCATAGTCGAGTCAGCAGCAACAGCAACATAAGATCCTGTTGTTGCAGCGATAGTCTTAATAACATTCTGCACCACGTTAGGTGATGTGTTGGTGAATGTAATAGCACCAGCATTTGCGTTTGTGCTGATTCCTGTTCCACCAGTTAATGTTAGTGTATCAGTTGTAGTGTTTGCAGTGATAGTTGCGTTATCAGCACCTAGTGTTGCAAATATGTTTTGATCAGGTGCACCCAGTGCTCCTGTCATGTTG